CTGGTATTAAAGCTATGAAAGCATATGAAGAAAAATATGGAATTCCCTTTTGTTATTTGCCCTTGGAAAAAGACATTGCTGACATTGTCAAAGTGCATGGTGTAAAAAAAGCAATTTATGAGTTTGTTCCTAAGCTGAATAATGCTATTGACAAATACTCACAACTGCAATTAGCAGATGATTAATTTTATTATCTGATTTTACTTGTTTATTTTTGTTATCTTATATTTTAATTTATGACAAATTGGTACTTCCCTTCTTTAAAAAAGAAGATATTAAAAGTAGAAGATTTCCCAAATCATGAGGAAATTGTAGGGTTTATTTACAAGATAACAAACCTAAAAACTGGTAAGTTTTACATTGGCCAAAAGAGTCTTTACCATAAGCGTAAGACTAAAATCTCCAAAAGAGAGAAAGTAGAAACAGGCACAAGAAAAGTATTCAAACAAGTTGTTAAAGAATCTGACTGGATGAGCTATTATGGTTCTTCTGTAGATTTAAAAACAGATGTTGCTAGACTTGGTGCTGAAAATTTCAAAAGAGAAATCTTGGAAATATGCTGTACTAAAAAGTATCTGAATTACTGTGAGCTTTCACATCAAGTTAAAAATGATGTGCTAAAAGGAAACACGTATAATGGAAACATTTTAGGAAGATATTTTGCAAGAGATATGGAAAATTGTAAATATTAAAAAATGGCGTTAAAATTTTCATCAGATGTAGCGTTTGCAGAACGCATGCAAAAAGAAGAACAATTCTTCTCAAAACCTTTTCTGCTATCCTATTCAGGATTGAACAAGTTATTGTTTAGCCCTGCTTTATTTTACAGCCACTATGTTCTTGGTCAAAGAGATGACACAGAAGATAAAAACATGGTGGAAGGTAAACTTATCCATTGTCTATTACTCAAACCAGAATCTTTTGATGATGAGTTTGTTCTAAGTGCCGTGAACACACCAAGTGATAATCCTAAAAAATTATTGCAAACTCTTTTTGCTCATTACAAAGAGTTGAAAGCTGACGGTGATACACGTGAAGATTTGCATGAATTTAGTGGTGCTATCATTGATATTCTTGCAGACATGAATCTTTACCAGTCATTGAAGACTGACGCCCAACGTCTTGATAAAATTATCACAGAAGACCATGTTGCTTACTGGGATTACATGAAGAAAGCTGAAGGACGTACTGTTGTTGATCATGACACACATGCTTTTGCAACTGCTGTTGTAGATAAAATCAAAAGCAAACCTGTTGTGATGGATGTAATGGGATTCTTTGGTGACAGTTTCAATGGTGTTACAAAACAAAACGAGATTGAACTTGCAATGTTTGACGAAAACTTCTTGTTTGGTCTTAGAGGATTTATTGATAATCTTGTTTTTGACAGCAACGCTAAAGAAATTAGAGTCAATGACCTGAAGAAAACTTCTAAAGACATTGCTTCTTTTAAAGATAGTATTGAGTACTATCGTTACTGGATGCAAGCTGCAATGTATTACAAAATGGTAGAGCATGTTTATCTAAGTAAGCCTGAGTACCATGACTATAAAATCACATTTAGGTTTGTAGTTGTAGACCCTTACATGCAAATTGCACCAATCAGAGTTTCTGACGAAACAATGAAAGAGTGGTTAACAAAAACTGAGGAGATGATATCAAGAGCTAATTTTCACTTTGAAAATAAGTCTTTTGAACTTCCTTATGAATTTCTGGTAAACAATGAAGTAGTATTATGATTTCACAGATATACAACAAGTATTTCCAAAAATCATTTACGTTTCTATATCCAATATTAGGTTTCAAAAAAGACAAGCACCCTCGTCCAGTTCAGACTTATTTGAGCTGGCGAGGCACAGCTTATAAACCATCTTCTAGAAAGCTAATTTGTGTGTACAATCAAACGGATGATGAGAAATGGAAGACATTTGAAAGAGAGTATTTGATCACACATAAAATGCTAGACATGTGTGTACCCCTTGACAATGACCAGATTGTTTATATCTTTGACTTCAACTCAATGAGTGCTGATTATGATGCATTCTTAAAAGGTAAGTATTCAGAAATGTCTTCTCATAGTAAGAAGATATTGGCTGACTACTATGGTACTCACACCCCTGAATGGGTGTACATAGAATCTTTTATCTTTCCCGCAAAGTATTTCAAGCAATATGCTCAAATTCTTGATGTTGAAGAAGATTTTATCAGAAGTGTTGGCGAACTTTGTGATCTTTATGACAAACAAAAAGAAGCTCTAACAGAGCTGTGTCCTGAAGGACTTGAATTTATTTAATAATTTAATTTAAAAACCAAAAATGCAACAAGAAACAAAATGTATGTTTGTGTACAGCACAGACTGGTACGGACGCAAGAGCTTCCGCATGCTACCTTTAACAGCAGAATGTCCTTTTAACGAGGTGATTTATGATCCTAACACACGAGTGTTAGCTGTAATCAGCAAAGACAAAAAGGATAAGCCACAAATGTTACCTAAACTATCAGACAAAGGTCAAGTAATTCCTATGAAAGGTGTTGAAGGTCAGCAGATTGTTGAAGAGCGTAGAATTATGGAAACTTATTATGAGTACTACATTGATAAGAAAAGTGATGTTGAGCGTTTTATTCAGATGTTTGCAGTAAACTCTGATCATGAGGCATTGAACATTGTTAATGAACCAATTGATTTAAGTACAACTGAAACACAGCAATAATGACTAGACAGCGAAAATTCTGGATAATGGACTATGAAACCATTATCAATTGTTTTGTAGCTGTTTTTAGGTCGTATGATTCTGACGAACAACATGTGTTTGTCATTGGTAAGCAACGCAATGATACGCATGAGTTCATAAGATTCTTGCTTGAAAATCAGCAGAATAAAGATTGGCATTTTGGTTACAACAATTTGGCGTTTGACGCGCAAATAACTGAGCATATTCTTGAGAACTTAGATTTCTACTCTGGACTCCAGGGTGAACAGTTTGCTGCAAGAATTTATGCTTATGTTAAAACCATCATTGATAAGTCTAACAGAGGTGAATTCCTTGATTATCCAGAATTTAAGCTTACAATTCCATGTGTAGATATCTTTAAACTGAATCACTGGGACAGCAATGCTAAACGTACTTCTCTGAAGTGGGTTCAATTCTCAATGGATTGGATCAACGTTGAAGAAATGCCACACCCGCATGGTGAACCAGTAGAAGATCAAACTACACTGGACATGGTCGTTAACTATTGTATTAATGACGTGTTGTCTACAAAGCAGATTTTTACATTAAAGAATCCTAAAGGAGAGCAAGTAATGGCTAGTCAGATCAATTTGAGAGCTGAACTTAGTGCTACTTACAATCTTTCTTTACATAGTGCGAGTGAGCCTCGTATCAGTAAGGAAATGTTTTTACACTTCTTGAGTGATAAGTTAGGTAGAAATAAGAATGAAATCAAAGTAATGAAGACTGAACGTCCTTTTGTTACTGTAAGAGATATTATTCTTCCTTTTGTAGAATTTGAAACACCTGAGTTTAAAGCTGTACATAACTGGTTTAAAAGCCTCGTTGTTGACACATCAATAAACAATGACAAAGAAGAAGCTGGTCCTAAACATAGGATGAACTTCAAAAATACTCCCACAGATTATGGTTTAGGTGGTTTGCATGGTTGTACCAAGTCTGGTATATATGAAGCTACAGCAGGTAAAAAGATTTTAAGTGCTGACGTGACTTCATTTTATCCAAACTTAGCTATTAAAAATGGCTGGTCTCCTGCACATTTACCTAAAGAAGACTTCTGCGAACTGTATGAATGGTTCTTTGAAGAACGCAAAAAATACCCAAAGTCTTCTCCTCTTAATTATCTTTTCAAGATTATTCTTAACTCTACGTATGGTCTAAGTAAGAACAAATACTCTTTCCTGTATGATCCTGAATTTACTTTCAGAATTACAGTGAATGGTCAGTTACTTCTTAGTATGCTTTATGAGATGATTGCTACCAGAATTCCTGGAGCAGTGCCTCTTATGCAAAATACAGATGGTCTAGAGTTTCTTGTAGATGAAGAGCATGAGTCAAAGTTTTATGAAATATGCAAAGAGTGGGAAGAACTAACTCAATTACAACTTGAAACTGTTGAATACCAGAAAATGATTATTGGTGATGTAAACAATTACATTGCTGTATACAAAGATGGTAAGACAAAGTGTAAAGGACGTTTTGAGTTTGATGAATTGGCATTACACAAAAACAAATCTTTATTGATTGTTCCAAAAGCTTGGTATGCTTATTTCGTCCATGGAAAAGATCCTGCAGAATTTTTGAAGGAGAACCGTAACATCTATGATTATTGCGTTGGTGCAAAACTTAGAGGTGACTGGTTCTTTGAGGAAAGAGGATTTAAAAATGGAATGTATGTAACTAACAAGTTGCAAAAGCTTGTGCGTTATTACATTTCTGACAATGGTATTAAGATTATCAAGTGTAACCCAGATGGCAGGGAAATACAACTGGAGAGTGGAAAGGCTCTTCAGACTATCTTCAATAAGTTTGAGGATAAACCGTGGGATGAATACAAAGTAGATGAAAAGTTCTATCTTGACAAGATCTATGAAGAAATTAAAAAGATAGAAAGAACATCTGACGTGCTTCCACAACATATGCAATTAACACAATTATCTCTCTTTTAAGATGAAAAGAACAATGAGCGGAATACATGCGTATTCCAAAATGATTGGGGCATCACTGCCTGAAAAAACTGACACATATACGCCAATTGCTCACAGTAATGTGATCAATAGAGTGCGTGCTGAAATCACAAATGCTGGTTTCATTATCACAGGTGAAGAGTATCGTTGTTCAAACGATGCTCAGGTAGCCGTAGGAACCTTCAGAATGAATTATAAAGCTGATCCAGACATTGAGTTGTCTGCCAACTTTTTAAACTCTTACAACAAGCAATACGCATTCCGTTTCAACTTGGGAGGACTTGTAAAAGTCTGTAACAATGGAATGATGCTTAACAACAACAAATTTGGTGCATACAAACGTGTACACAAAGGTGCTGCTGACTTGTTGGCTGAAGGTAAAATTGGAGAATTCATTAAAGATTCTGAGCTTTACTGGGAAAACCTGGTAGAACACAAGGACAAAATGAAAGACATCCTTTTGACAAGCACAAATCAACATGATTTGATAGGTGAATTATTCTTCAAGAAGAAAATCTTGAATACAATGCAGCTTAACCAGATACGTACAGAACTTGAGAAACCAAGTTTTGAGTACAAGGTTGACTCAGATTCTGCTTGGGCGTTGTATAATCATATCACCCTATCTTTAAAAGACTCACATCCGTCTACATGGATGGATGATCAAGCTGCCGTTCATGAAGTTTTTGCACACATGCTAGGACTTGAACACACGTTTGATGACGAAACAGAAGCGATTTCTGTAGTTGAGGCTGAGCCTTCTGTATATGAACTTGAAGAAGTTTCTGTAGAGGAGATGCCTCTTTTTTAATTGTTAGAACAATAGCAGGGGCCTAAAAAACCCCTGTTTTATTGTTTAGTCAAATCCTTTAACTTTGAATTATGGTTGATATAATTAAAGACGCTTACTTGAAAGTAAGACACAAAAAAACAAAGATTAACAAAGTTAGATTGCTAAGAAGATACTTGAGAATGAAGTACAGACTTCATATTTCAATGTCAAGTCTTATTAGCAGATTAAAAACCTGGAAAAAAGAAAATCATGACTAAACTAATTGGTATCTCTGGCAAAATAGGTTCTGGAAAAGACACCTTTGCTGAAATTATTAGACTGATCTGCAGCGCACCTTATCTGACTGATCAAACTATTGAGCATTACTTGAAGAATCCTAACTCAGGACTCATTAAGACAGAATGGTCAATAAAGAAATTTGCAGGTAAACTTAAAGAAGTAGCATCTTTGCTTACAGGAATCCCTGTATACAAATTTGAAGATCAAGAATTTAAGAAAACCAATTTGCCAGAAGAATGGAATGTCTGGTATCCTAACCAAGATCGCTCTGAACCAATGACGGTAAGAGAGCTATTGCAAAAACTAGGCACTGAAGCTATGAGAAATGGTCTTCATACAAACGCCTGGGTTAATGCAACCTTTGCTAATTTTAGCTACTACTCCAAATGGTTAATCACAGATGTGCGTTTTCCAAATGAAGCAGCAGCTATTATTGAAAAAGGTGGCATCCTTGTAAGGCTTGAAAGAAACTCTGATACTGGTGATCATCCTTCTGAGACAGCACTTGACGATTATGACTTTAAAATAGTCATTGAAAACACAGGAAGTCTTTCTGAACTTATACAGAAAGCTAGAGAATTCTGTGAAACTTATCATTTAATCAGTGTTGAAGAGGAATATCCTCCACATACTGAGGGATTTTTCTAAATACTACTATTATGCTAAGCAAAAACAAATTATTCCTTGTACTAGGAAAAGATGGACATGATGTAGAATATACTATACATGTTCCTGCAGATGAAGACATCTATGTAATGAGGCGTTCAAATAGCGCAACATGGTCTGATCATGTGCGTGATGAAGTAATCCTTACTGTTTTAAATTCAGGTGATGGTTACAAAATCAAATGGGAAGACAAAAGCAATTCTAAATTGCTTGACTATTCTCAAGTTGTTGAACTGACAATCATGCTCAATTTCATTAATCAAACAGACAATATACCTAACAAGTATACTCTAGTTGATGTTGATGATATTGTAGACATTATGTAAAACGAAAATCCCCCTGAAAAGGGGGACTTTCTAACAGAAGAAGAAACCAACTAAACTATGAAGTATAGCTTTTTTTAATATTTTATGATAAGCTTTTCAGCATCTCAATCATTTTAGGGTGTGGATAGATGTCCACTTTGTCTTTACGTACAGAGTTGTGAGTATATACACCTGCTTCTCCAGCCAAAGCTCTCTTACTAATGTCCCAAATGTCTTCATTATAAGATAAGGGAATTTTGTACGTTTCCTTCCATAAGAGCAATAATTCTTTTACACTTTGTATTTGAGCATCTGTGTAGTTGTGGTAGTACTTGTAACCTTTGTAAGGTTTTTCAAGAGTACATACCTCATCTGCAGGAACTTCTCTATTAACGTAGTTGAAGAACTTACCATCTTTAAGTGTAAGTTGACCCCAGTTACAAATTTCAATACCAATTGAAATCTTATCCAGGCTCTGATACTTTACACCAGCTTTTGTAAACACGTCTTGTTTTAATCCAAGATGATACGCCCAAAACTTAGAGCTAAATCCTTGAACAATCTGACCATCTACTGTATTTTTTCCTTTACCAGAAATAGATACACACGTGGCAATTCTTTCACTATTAGAAGCCCATCCTGAAAACACAGCTTCACCACTTGCATTACCTGCAGTATGGTGAATGTAAATTTGTTTTTTTGGATGCAACTCTTGAAAGTATTGAGTTGTTGGAAATTGTACCTGTTTGATATTCATTGTACTTATTTTTTAAGTTTAATTTTCCAATACATTGTTCCTCCAAAATAAGGAGTCAAGTTCTGAGAAATTCCAGTATGAATCCCAAAGATTTGGTCTTTTTTGTTTTTGTACAGTAACCCAGTTTGAATGTTTGCTATTTCAAGACTCTTGTCTATAGAAATTCCACCTCCTATATACAATTGCCTGCGTGGCTGAGTTTGTACATAACCAATAACTGTTGGTAGTTTGTAATTATGCTCGTAAAATCTAGATTGTACTTTGTTGTACTGAAGTGTATCTGTTAGTACAATAAATCCAAGAGTATCCAATTGTACTGAGTCACGATATATATTTCTAGTTGCATAATTTTTAGCTAAAAGTTCATATTGTAATTTAAGCTTGTCATAATTTGAATCAGGAATAAAAACAGTATCACCAGGCAGAGCAACAGTATCTCTTACTAATACCTTTAATCTTTTGTAATCTGTTTTTACTACATCTCTCCAAATAGTGTCATAGACAATCTCTTTTTTATTTGAAGCTATTACAGGTGTGTTACTTGAACTACATGATCTTTGCAATAAGATTATTAATACAAGTACTCCTATAACTATTAAATAAATACGTTTGCTCATTTGGTTTTTGATTTTGTTAAACTTCAGGGTCTTTCTCTTCTTCCTTTTTTACTGAAGGTTTCTTAAAGATTTGACCTGTTGTAGCAATTCCTAAAGATGTAAGTGTGAGGATTAAAACTCCATCAAATACAAACTCATGAATTGTAAGCGTAGACCCCATTAGACCAGTTACCAAATCTGCAATTGTAATAATAATTATAAGAGCTAAACCTACAAGTCCTACAAAGACTTTTTCGTTAACTTCATTGCTATCACTGATTAAAGATTTGAAAAACTTTTTCATAATGTTTACTTTTTTTCTTTTATAGGAACTAGCTCATAGCCATCCTCTTTAAGGATAGCTACTTGCTTGTCTTGTGACGGTTCTTGTGGTTGAGGTTGATTAGGTAAGTCTTTGCTTTGAGTAAACAGATACCCTTTTAACATTTTGACATCAGTTTCCAACTGTTCAATCTTTACCCTATCAGCACTCTGCTGTACAAGTAATAATTTCACATCAGAACGCATTTCAGTAACATCCCTCCAAAGAAGCATGCCAACAATGCCAATTAAAACAGGACTAGCCCATTCTTTTAAAATACTGATTACCTGCTCCTTTGGGTAATCCTTATTGTTTTTATCCATTTTTTGTAAGAATATAAGAATTTGAAAAATACATTATACCCCTACCTCTCTCATATATAATATACTCAATTTTACTAAAAGCACAAAAGAAAACTTGATAATTACTTTGCTGATTACAAAAAAAATAAAGACCTTTGCACTCTATGACTTTTAAAAAATCTCTAGAATTAGATCATCTGTTACTTGGCAAAGACGGATAGAATTTGTATATTTATTGAGTGGGGTTGCCTCTGAGTAATCACTCATATGACCTGGAAAGTGTTAAGACTTTGCCAGGTTTTTTTGCCAATAAGCTGTTGTACTTCAGCAAATTAACTAAACAAAATTAACAATTAAATATAAGCAACCATGGGTATCTTTGACAAACGTGTGGCATTTAAGCCGTATGAGTATCCTGAAATTATCAAGTTCAGGGACGCCATTAAACACAGCCGCTGGGATGTAGAAGAGTTCAACTTTGACTCTGATGCATTTGACTTTAAGCACAAGCTGTCTAATTCTGAAAAGGAGGCAATCAAACGCACCTTATTAGCTATCTCACAGATAGAAGTATCTGTAAAAACATTCTGGGCCAAGCTGGGTGAACATATCCCTAAGCCAGAATTTAATTCAGTAGGTATCACCTTTGCTGAAAACGAAGTTGTTCACTCTGAAGCTTACAGCAAATTGCTTGAAGTATTAGGTTTAAACAATGAGTTTGACATGCTTCTTCAAAACCCTGTTATTGGAGGACGCGTTGATTATTTGACAAAGTACCTGAAGAACTCAGGTGAAAACGCCAAGCAAGTTTATACTTTAAACTTAGCATTGTTTTCAATGTTCATTGAGAACGTATCATTGTTCAGCCAATTTGCTATTGTAAAATCTTTTATTGAAAAGAAAAACATGCTCAAGGAAGTTGACACTGTAATTGAAGCTACAATGAAAGAAGAGATTATTCATGCTCAACTTGGAATGCATGTTATCAATCTTATCAAAAAAGAATATCCTGAGTGGTTTGACCAGGATTTTTATGACAAAATCTACAGAGCTTGTAAGAAAGCATTTGACGCAGAAGTTAAAATCATTGACTGGATCTTTGAAGAAGGCACAATTGAAAGTGTTTCTAAGGATGCTGTAATTGAGTTTATCAAATCAAGGTTCAATGCATCACTTGTTGCTATTGGAGGCAAAGAGTTATTTGAGATTGATCAGGAAAAACTTAAAGAATTATACTGGATGGTAGAAGCCATCTATGGATATGTACGTAATGATTTCTTTAACACTCAAGGAACTAACTACACTAAATTTCAAAAATCAATAACTAGTAAAGACTTATTTTAACATGACAACAAAAATGGACTGGTACACGCCCCTCAGTGAAGAATTTATGGGAAGAGGGTACTTTCACAACAACGAATCCATAGAAGATAGAATTTCTTCTATTGCCAATTTAGTTGGTAAAATCTTCAAAGATGAAACAATAACAGCGAAAGTAAAGGATTATATTGAAAAAGGATACTACGTCCTTCCATCACCTGTATGGAGTAACGTAGGTACTGGTCGTGGTTCTGGTATCTCTTGTTTCAATACACACGTTAGTGATAGTATTGAATCAATTGTACGCGCAAATGCTGAAGTAGGAATGCTTTGTAAAATTGGAGGAGGAACATCAGGTTACTTTGGTGAGATCCGTCCTGCAGGTACTGCAATTTCTACTGGTGGTGAAACACACGGTGCTGTTCACTTCATGCAAATGTTTGATGTAACCAAGAATGTAATTTCTCAAGGTAATGTAAGACGTGGTGAGTTTGCTGCGTACCTGGATATTACCCATGGTGACATTAAAGATTTTCTGAGAATCAATGGTGAAGGTCATAAGCTTCAGCGTTTTCCTTTTGGAGTATGTGTAGATGACAAATGGCTTGAAGAAATGAAAGCTGGTGACATGGACAAGCGAGAGCTATGGGCAATGGTGATTGATAGTAGAAACAGAACAGGTTTCCCTTACATCTTCTTTAGTGATAATGTAAATGACAATACTGTTGATGTTTACAAAGACTCACAAGCCCGCATCAATTCTTCTAACATGTGTACAGAGATATTACTTCCTTCTACTGAAGAAGAATCCTTTGTATGTGACCTAGTAGGAATGAACCTTGTTAAGTTTGATGAGTGGAAAGACACTGATGCTGTACGCATTGCTGTTTACATTGCAGATGCTGTACTTGAAGAGTTTATTCAAGCTTATTCTGAGAAGCCTTTTATTCAAAGAGCTATTCGTTTTGCACAACGCCACAGAGCAATTGGTATTGGAGCATCAGGTTATCACTCTTACTTACAAAGCAAGATGATTCCTTTTGAATCAATGGAAGCAAAGATGACTAACAATCTTATCTTCAAAACAATTCAGACTCAAGCATGGGATGCGTCAAAAGAAATGGCTGAAAGATTTGGAGAACCAGAAGTACTTAAAGGATATGGCAGACGTCATACTACTTTAACTGCAGTGGCTCCAAATACATCTTCTTCTTTTATTATGGGACAACAATCTCAGAGTATTGAACCTTATACTAGTAACTACTACATTAAGAAGACCGCAAAGGTGAAGCATTCTGTGAAGAACCCGTATCTCAAAGCTGTTCTTGAAGAAAAAGGTCAAGATACATTTGAGGTTTGGGAGTCTATCCTTCAGCGTGCAGGTAGTGTTCAACACTTATCTTTCTTGTCAGAAGAAGAAAAACTAGTATTTAGAACCTTCATGGAGATTTCACAGATGGAAATTATAATCCAGGCATCCAGTCGTCAAAAATACATTGACCAAGGACAATCTTTGAACTTGATGATCCATCCTCAGACTCCTACAAGAGACATCAATACTTTACTATTAAAAGCTCATGAACTTGGTATTAAAACCTTGTACTATCAGCTTGGACAAAACGCAGCTCAAGAATTTGCAAGAGACATTCTTTCTTGTGAATCTTGTGCAGGTTAATCAGGTGAATTGGGGTCATTCTTGTGGCCCCAATCCCTTACTTTTGTATAATTAAAAACCAGACATATGAAAGAACTATATGATTATCTAGTCAAAAACAAGGTAAGTCCTAATGGTTTATTTGTACTTCATTGCACTTTTAACAATTACATGTACCCTTCTTATGTAAATTTCAGGACAGAGCAATACCGTCTTGAAACTACAGGGCATCTTGTAAAAGAAAACACAGGTGTAAACGAAATATACAAAATAACACTGACAGGAGAACACCTTCTCAAGGAATGTGAACACATTCTTAACAAAGCCAAACGTGCTAAGAAAAACCCAATAGCTCTTGCTGAATGGGATGACAAAATCGCTGAGTACAATCAATTGTTTCCAGCAGGTAAAAAAGCAGGTACAACACTTGCATTTCGTACAAACCCTAAAGAACTTGTTGCTGCTTTTGTATGGTTCTTTAAAGAGTATCCTGAATACACATGGGATGATGTATTTGTTGCTACAAAAAAGTATGTTGAATCTTTTGAAGAATCTTCAGACTTCACTTACATGCAGACTTCAAGATACTTTGTAAAGAAAGATGACAGAAATAAAAACACAAACTCTACTCTTGCAGGAATATGTTACAATATTTCTCAGGGGAATGATGAGGATGTGGAAACAGGTTATCACTATTTTGGGCCTTAATCAAACAATTATGAAAGCAATACGCATTGACGCTAAAAGCAAACGCATTGAGTCTGTGGATTTAGGTCCACAGCTCAGTGACATTTATGAAATGCTTAACTGTGAAATTTTCACTGTGGCATATCCTCAAACAGTTGAGCCAATTGATGATGTTATTTATGTAGATGATGAAGCTCTTTTGAAAAACACTGATGATATTGTTGGTGCTTTCTTTATAGATATCTATCCTGCACAACCATTATTTGGACATGCACTGATTGTAGGAACAGACTTGGACGGAAACAGTACAGATACTTCTTTTAGTATTGAACAAATTTCTGACATGGTTCATTTTCTTGAAAGAGATGAAATAAAGATGTACCAGGAGTTACTTACAAAACCACCACAAATATTTACATTTTAATGAACAACGAAGTAGAATTATTAGGATACTATGGAACAGACTTGGTTCACGCACAATCAGCGTGGACCAGTACTTCCAGAGACTTGTCAGAAGACAAGTTAGAAAGAGTTGATAAGTTACTTAACATGCTTGCTAAAGAAGGACATCATACACCATTTGAAAAGTCTTCTTTACACTTTCTTGTAACAGTAGATCAAGCAACACATATTCATTTACTGAAGCACCGTGTTGGTGTTTCTATTAATGGTGAAAGTGCTAGATATAAAGAGCTAAAAGAAGACAAGACATATATTCCTGAAGATTGGGATAACAGATGGGGAGTAGCACTTAAGAACTTTAGTGAAAGATCTAACCAGTTATACCATGAATGTCTAGAAGATCTTACTCCTGTACTAGGACGTAAACGTGCAAAAGAGTCAGCTAGATTCTTTAAGACATTCAACTCTCAAATTACCATGGACGTTATGTTCAACTGGAGAAGCTTTGCGCATTTCTTAAAACTTCGCAACTCTGAGCATGCTCAAAAAGAAGTGCGGGAAATTGCGCAGCAGATGCTGCACAAAGTAAAAGAGATTCCTGGTAATCCTTTTGAGAAAACCATTAAAGCATTTGAGCTGTGACCTTGCTTCAGTTGAAGGAAGACTTAATCAAAAAGGCTCTTTTAAAACACAATGGTAACGTAGCAAAAGCTGCAAA